AACGAAATGTCGGTCGCGTTCAGCGTCATCCCATACGCCGTGTTGATTGCAGCAGCAGTCTGAGTCTGCGTGCTATGAAACACTCCGTAGCGTTTTCTGCGCACCTCGTTGATGACTGGCGGCAAGATGTCTGGCTGTGCAGTCACCTGCACAACTGGTGGAGCAATATCCGAAACACTGCTGACTTCGACGCCTCGAGGAGCTAGCGCAAGCAGTTCAACTGCGTCTGCCAACCTGTCTATAGCGGACAGTGCTTGAACAGCCTTAGAATCGGCATTCTGTGCGTTTATCGAGGCTTCCTCGATAAGGACAGTGTTTGAGTCCAGACTGGACGGGATCAGATCGAACAGTTGCTCAAACGCCCGGATCGCCCGTTGCGACGGCAGGAACTGAGCCAGTTCGTTTCGGGTGATCTTGTTGGGTCCGTTCATACCGCAAGCGGTTCAATCCTTGCCTCAAGCCGCGCAACCGAAAGCTGCGCGTCACTCGTCCCACGGAACTTCTGCGCCCTCCACTGGCGCATACGGCCCTGCTGGAGCCACGAGAGCCGCTTGCCGCGCACGCCGGTCTGGCCGGCTTTGCAGACACGTTCTTGGCTCCAGGTGACACCGTCCTCGGTGTATGAAGTCCAGATGCTGGGATCTTGGCCGAAGATCGTGTTGCCGGTGAGCGCGATCAACTCCAACTCGTGGAAGATGACGCCACGGCTCTCGTTATAGATGATAAGTGTAGAGAACTCCCAGCCGTTCAACTCGCCCCAGTGGGATGACAGCGTGTCCGAGAGGTAGCCGAATGCCGTGCTGGCTGGGTCAGCCACCATCCACTTGTTGTACACCCATATCAAGTTCTTCGCCCGGTATTGGGCGTTGCCAACCAGGCTGCTTGTGAGCGTAAACCACACCGGACCACCGGCCTGAGTGCTGGCAGCAGCGTCAAACACCAGCGTGCGATCAGCCAGATGGATGTAGAGCTGCCGGTAGCCTTTGTCCACACGCGCTTCCATTAGCACGGTGGAAAGCTGCTCCTCGGTGTACTCCATTAGAATCAAATCCACCTCACGGCTCGAGATCTTCTCGGCGTTGCTGCCAGAGATCAGCCACACCCCGGGCGCCTCGTTGCGTCCACCACCGATGAACGCGATCGACTCCATGAACACGCAGCAGGTGTGCGTGCCGATGGTGCCGCGTTGAACCTGGGCGCCTTCCACGCGCTGAAACGGGAACAGATCACCGCCCACGTTGTCAAACACCTCGATCGTGTGCCGGTTGAGCGCGTAGACCTCGTTGCGGACCTTGAGAAGCGCCACCACTGGGTCCGGATCCGCCTCAGACGAGCCGTAGTTGAGCGGGTTGACCGAGAACGGGTCATTGAGTTCCGTGACGATCAGGAACTCCCCGTCGGTCGTCATAAAGTAACCGTCCACCCACACAACATCCACAACAGTGCTCAAGTTTGGATCTGTGACCTGTTGGAGTCCGGTGCTGGGACGGTATAAAAAGAGGTTACCGCTGGAAGCAATGGCGAGGTAGTCGAACGAGTAGTCCAGTGTGACAAGCCCAGTGCCTCCAACATCCCCAATCACCGTCACCACATTCGTGCTGGAGATGGACACGAGCTTCGTGCCCATCACGCGGTAAAGCAGTCCGTTCCACTCGATGCCGCCACGGTCGATGCCGGGGCCGGTGCCGCTGCTCACAATCCCATCAGCGGGGCGGAAGTAGCCTTCGGAGATCCCGCTCTTGAGCACAACGGGGACCATGTTGCGCGGGTACTCCACGCGGAAGTCCCCAGCGGTATTCGTGTAGATGCCGTTGAGGATCGGGATTTGCATTACTTACAGTTCCAGCGTTTCAGACTTGCTGCCTTGCGGGTGGGACGGCCTTTCTCGTCCTTCATGGGGCCAGGCATCCCGCTCATGCGCGCACAAAAAGAGCGCCTGCGGGCCGCGTCCTTCTCGGTCTTGGGGTGCGGAGCCGGAGCCTTCAAGTTGCTGCCTGTAGCAGCGTTGTATTTAGCTCGTCCCTTGGCGGTCAGCCCGGCGCCTTGGGACACCGGGAGCTTCTCGCCCTTCTTGACCGATAGGTTGACTTGTTTTTTAGCCATACTACAGAGACGTCCGGACCTTGAGCGTGCCGCTTGCAAGGTCAACCGTTGAAGCGGTCTGATTCGTGAGCCGCACCGTCACCGTGTTCGTTGCCGATACATACGCAGCCAGCGTCAACCCGTTTGCACCAGTGTTGGTTGAAAGCGTTGCCTCGGCAAAGTGCGATGTCGTCGCGCCGGTGCATGTCACCGTTGTGGTGGTGGAAGCCCCTGCCGCCAGCGAAGGCGTGTCAAAGGTCTTGCTGCCGGTGCAGTAGGTGCTCGAACTATAAAGGAACTGGGTGACATTGGTGTCTACCTTGGTTTCGTAGGAAGCCCCCGTAGCATTGCTGTAGTTGTTTGCGAGCGAGTAGTAATACGAACCAGCAGCACCAGTTGCGATGTAGTTAGAAGCGCCTGGCTGGATTGCAAACGAACTATTGTAAACACCCAGAACAGATCCCGCTGCAATGTTTACCCCATTTCCGGTAGCAGCCAGATTGGTTAGCGAAGACCATCCGAAAGTTAACAGAGCAGTTGTGCTCGTGATGTTTACAACATTCGCACCAGAGCACGACAACAGCGAGTTGATGATCTGGCAGTACGGCTTGAGCGCGCCATTGGTGCCACGCGCAAGAATCGCGCATGTTCCGTACTCGGTTGTTAAGTTGTTTGTGTAAAGCGACCCGCCATTGATGTCAAAGTGCGTGCCTCCAGATCCGGCCACTGAATAAGCCGCAGACCTGACATTGTTTACACGCAAAATCACATCCGGCCCCACATAGACGCCAACAGCGGTTGTCTGCGTTGAGCCGCTCGCGATGTAGCAATCCTCAATGTAAACAAGCGAAGCCACTCCAATTGCAGTCGTAAGCGACAGCGTTGGAGTTGTAGCATTGGAGCCTATTAGGTACAGACCGTTGATTTGAAGCTGGTTGTCAGCCGCAGTTGCCCCACCAACAAAAGTGTGCGTTCCATTAATCCGCACCGTTCCGCTGAGTCCGTTGTTGTTGGCAACAGCCGCAACTAACACGCACCCCTTGAACGTCAGGTTCTCAGTGTAAACACCCGGAGGCACAAGCACCTGAGCCGGATTCGACGAACTCGCATCCGTAATCAGGTCGATGCAGCCCTGAATGGTTGCGGCATCAATCCCAACAGTCTTAGTGCGGGCGTAGACTGTAGGGAACTTGTGAACATGGTCAATTGGAGCCGCAAACTGAGACACACCGGCCGCTGCTGTTGCTGCGAGATTTGCCGGAGCCGAGGTGGAAAGCCCCGCGATCTGACTCGTCGTCAGTGCACCCAAGAACGACACGGCAGCCGCCTTGTTGGCGGACTGCATAAAGGAATCAATATCGGCTGAGACGGTCAGATTTGGCATATGAGAAGTGCGTTATGGACGCTCGTAAATAGACACCCCATCCGGACGATGGTAGACGCCTCCACCGGGGCGGGTGTACTGGGAGCCAGTGACAGGCGGAGTGGCCGTGGCGGGCGTTTTAGAGCGCCTTCTGGACAGAAAACGAATCATAGTCCGATGCCTTGGATGATGTGGAGCGACCCGGTCCCATCAGGCGAGATGAAGGAGACGGTGTCGTCGTCCTGATCCTTGCCGATGGAGACTTGGGAGCCAACCACCACCGGATAGCCAGCAGTCGTTGCAGGCGTGCCGCTGGTAGCCGTGCCCACACGGACATACACGGTCGTGGCCCCAAGGTTCGTGAACACCAGCGACTCAGAGGTGAATCCAAGTTTCACAGACTGCGAAGTGACACCAGGTGCCACCGTCACACCGGTGTTGTAAGCAGGTTGAAAAGCGAGTCCCATAAGTCAATGCGGTTTAACCAACACGATACCAAGTCTTGAGGACCGGTTCAAATCGAAGCGTGAAAAATCCTCCGGAGGAGATGGTGGTCGGAGCGCCAACGATCGTGGCTCCGTTCGCGCTCACCGTCAGCGCGGTCACCGTCTGTGAAGAACTCACAAGCACCTCCTGAGACTCCACGCAGTTCCCAACAGCCGGCAGAACGATCGTGCCGGCCGCAAGCGTGCCACTGGGAGTCAGCACGAGCCACACACTGGCGCTGCTGTCAGTGATGTTCGTCGTGAACCCCGTGGAAGTCGGCGCCGCGTACTGGATGACCTTGCCGTCCCCGGCGGCGCCTTGGGCCTGAATGTACTCAGCCACAGTGCCGGCCGCTGCGCGGTAGTCTTGGTTGTTCACATTCACCGCGAAGTAGGTACTCGCGGTGATCGTATCCAGCAGGGATAAGCGTTCGATGGCCATGGCTAAGAGTTCTTGAAAAGCATCTGGTCGTTACTCTCGACCACAAGCGGGTTAAGATCTGGGACATTCACAAACACCTGGTCGGTGCGTTTGAAGCCGGCCCCAAGCGGCATTGTGCGTGGGAACTGCTGCTCATACGGAGCCGCAGCCTCGATCAGAAGCTGATCGTAAAGAAGTTTCGCAGTAGCCTTCGTATCCGGCGAAAGAGACTTTCCGTAAGCTGGAGCCAGACGAACAGCAAGGTTAAGCACCAGGGCCTCATTGTTATTGAGG